TGTAGCTTCAGCTAATCGTTCAGCTAGAACAGGACGCAAAAAAAACTGTGAAACTCTCGCCATCGCAGGTAGCAATTGCTAAAAGAATAGGCGTGCCACTCGAAGAGTATGCGAAACAATTAAATAATATCACGGAAGGAGCATAAGCATATGGAAAATGAAAAAGTAAAAACTTCTCGTGCGAGTCAAACAAGAACTAAGGCGGAAGCCCCAAAAACTTGGACTCCACCCTCATCACTCGATGCACCACCTGCACCCAAAGGGTACAGACACAGATGGATTAGAGTTGAAGTCCTGGGTTTTGATGATACGAAAAATATATCAGGAAAACTTAGAGAAGGATGGGAGTTAGTGAGAGCTGACGAATATCCCGAACAAGACTATCCATCTTTAGTAACAGGAAAATATTCTGGTGTTATCGGAGTAGGAGGCCTAGTGCTGGCTAGGATACCAGAGGAAATCGCGCAACAACGTGAAGCTTATTATAGAGATCAAACTAAGTCACGGGACGATGCAGTGAATAACGATATTCTTAAGGAACAGCACCCAAGTATGCCAATCAATCAAGAAAGGCAGACTCGTGTAACTTTTGGTGGTTCAAAGAAATAATCTTTTAGTAATTTCTTACCAACAAAATACTATTAACCGAACCGGAAGCCGTTAGGCTGAAGGTTCACTTAAGAAAAGGAAAATAACTATGGCTAATACAAGTACAGCTGGTTATGGATTAAGAGCCGTGATGACTGTTGGAAATACTCCTGCAACTTCAGGGCAATCCGAGTACCAGATATTAGGACAGGGAGCAACTGCTGGAACAGCCGTTCTCTCTCAAACTTTTTTCAAAGGCGATACAGTTTCTATCAATGATGGAACTGGTGGGGGTGCCGCAGGCGGCGCAACCGGAACCGGCGGACAAGGTTATATCCAAGATGCTACCTATGTTGCAACAGACGATGCAGGATTAGGTGGAGCAAGTTGGACGAATGCCTCAAGTCCTTTACTAGTGGGTGTCTTTAATGGCGCTTATTATGTAGCAGGATCAACATCCAAACCTACTTGGTCTAACTCATTTGACGTTGGAACAACAGTAGCGACGGACTACAACACTGGTGCAGCGAATGTTTCAGCTTTTGTAATTGATAATCCTAACCAGGAATACAATATCAGAGCAAACGACGCATGGACTCAAGCCGATGTAGCAACATCGTTCAACACAGGTAGTAATGGTGCAACTGGAATAAGCGGAATGTCTGATGAAAGACTAAAAGTGGATTCAGCGGCAGCAGCAACATCTGCATTAACTTTATTAAGAAATGCTAATATACCTGATCAAAAAGATCCAACTGTTGGCGGTTGCGATGTAGTTGTAACAATCAATAAAGCATCTGCTTTATTCAATTAATAGAAATAGGAGTATATAAACAATGGCAATATCAAGAGCACAACTAGTTAAAGAACTAGAACCAGGTTTGAATGCACTATTCGGACTTGAGTATAGACAGTATGCTAACGAAGCTTCAGAAATTTTCGATACAGAATCATCTGACAGAGCTTTCGAAGAGGAAGTAATGTTAAGTGGTTTCGGAAATGCTTCTGTTAAACCTGAAGGTCAAGGCGTATCATATGATGATGCACAAGAAACTTTCACAGCTCGTTACACAAACGAAACAATTGCTTTAGCATTTGCGATCACTGAAGAAGCGATCGAAGATAACTTGTATGACAGACTTGCGTCTAGATATACAAAAGCTTTAGCAAGATCAATGGCAAGCACTAAGCAGATTAAAGGCGCGGCTGTATTAAACAATGCGTTTGATGCAAGTTACGCTGGTGGTGATGGAGTAGAACTTTGTTCTGCTGTTCACCCTACGCTTTCTGGAACTTTCGCAAATGAGTTAGCAACAGCTGCTGACTTAAACGAAACTTCATTAGAACAAGCGTTAATCGACATTGCGGCTTTCACTGATGAAAGAGGCCTAAAAATTGCGGCTAGAGGAATGAAAATGATTATTCCTTCTGCGCTTCAATTTACTGCTGACAGACTTATGAAGTCTGAAGGTAGAGTAGGAACAGCTGATAATGATATCAACGCTGTGAAAAATATGGGAATGGTTCCAGAAGGTTATACTGTAAACCATTACCTAACTGACACAGACGCTTGGTTCATTAAAACAGATGTGCCTAATGGTCTAAAACATTTCAACAGATCACCTATCAAAACGACTATGGAAGGTGACTTTGATACTGGCAACGTAAGATACAAAGCTAGAGAGAGATACGTATTCGGATTCTCAGACCCTAGAGGTGTATTTGGTTCACCAGGAACTGCATC